AAAATATCCCTTGAGCTCGAGGACCAGGTCTCCGCTTTGTCCCCACTCCCAGATAACGGAGCGGTACTTGCGTCCCTTGAGCCCCGGGATCTGCGGAGCACGGTCGTCGTTGGGCTCGATGGCCTGGCAGACGTTTATCTCCCGGTCATGGAGTCTTGTCTCATAGAGGCTCCTGACGGTGGGAGAACAGGCGTCGAGGCCGAACCTATCGACGATCTGCGCCACTGTGAGAACGTACTCACGATATAACGTGTCAATCTCATTTCTTCCTGACGATCCCAGATAATATTCCCCCACGGTGAGAGTCTGGCATCTGATGACATCCTCGTAATCCTCTTCGATCAGCACACAGCCGGTGCCGAATACCCCCAGTTCCTCGTAGATCACATGCAGGGCGTTGTAGGCGTTGGATTGGGACAGGACCGTGAGAAGGCGCTTAGTCACCTCATCGAGCCACAGCCTTACAGGGGTATTGTCAGAAACATCCATGTCCCGAATTGATAATCGAAACCAAGGCCTCGCCGGTGAAGTGAGGCCGGCCATAAGGCCGGCAGCAAGCGTCCTTGCCGAAAGCATGGGCGTCTCATTTATGATCCTCGATCCTACGGGATCTCCCCGGGTTGCCTGGTTAGGTGTTTGCAGGAACCTGCCCCGCCTTGGCAAAATAAAATCGGAGAGCTGCCTCCAGTGCTGCCAGTAGGACCATCGGTCGGACCTCATCGAAACAAGGCGCCGGTCGACGTATTGGCGCAGAGACACCAGGTCGTTAGGGTTTGCTTTAATGCCGGGGAAATAATGCATGGGTGCGGCCATCTATCCCCCCAGGAGCGTCTTACCTGACGCCGTAGTGCTCGCAGGCGTGGTCAGCCCCTGCGGCCCGGTTAAAATCGTCTGCTGAGCCCCGTAAGCCATTGCCGCGAGGTTCCTCTGGTTTGTTCCCGCATTCTGCACGCCGGAGTCAGGCAGGCTCGGAGCCGGCGCGGGCGCCGGCGGAACGGCTGGTACTGATGGAGACATGCACATGGTTATTTTCCCATTCTTTGGTCAGGAAGCAATTTTATAGCGCTTTCAAGCACTTTTTGAGCTTCCCCGAAGGTTAGACCCGCCTCTCTCATCATGGCGAAAATCTTGTCTGTAATCTTCATCAGTTCTTCGAAATCCATTATTCCCATTCCCCTTTGTATTCGGTCAAAACCCTCGGCTCAGGCTGTCTGGGCGGACGCCAACCAACCGCTGAATCACGGTCTGTTTGCGCTTCGAGGGAACCCGGTCCGAAAAATCTATCCGCACAGATTTCGTGGCAGGTCAATTGATTCCTCACTACCAGCTGGTCGGGGTTTTCGATTTCTTGTCGGCATAGTGCGCATTCGGGCTTCCGCCCCACATTTGGTGTTGTCATACCTGGTGCGAGGTAATCCCTTATCATTCCCACTCTCCCTTGTATTCTGTCTGGCACATGGCGGGTTTCCTTAACCGGTTCGTTCGCATCGACACCGGATAGGCAAACGATATCGCCAGGCAGTCGGCGCGGTTCGGACTTTTCAAGCCCCGCTTTTTCATGTCTGATTTGGCCTCCAACTGTATCTTGCCGTCCATCCGGCCTACGGTCTCCGGCCCGATCAGATCATTGTAGAGCCCGGTATCTTTAGGGATAGAGCCGCCAGCTTTAAGCCAATCTCGCATCTCTCCCCACATCTGGGCGCGTTTGTTGAGGTAGCCGGGATCGCTCGATTCGCCGGAAAACCAGACGAGCTGCCATGTCCGCCCGAGCGTCCTTCCCGCGGAAACGATCCCCGTGCCATATCCGGCGTCGATGAAAACGGCGTCCGCGTGCTCGAGGTCCTCGATCTGGGCGATGATATTGGCAACCTGGATATCGTTGTCGTTTTTGGGGATTACGCGGAGGATTTTGAACGCAAGGCCTTGACGCAAACCGATAACAAGCTCATCATCACCTTCCCAGGCCGGATCGACCGAAAGGATTTTCGGCGCAAAATTATACTGGGTCTCATGTAGGTGCCGGCCGAAAGCAGCATCAACGTCAACAACAGATATAAACTGCCTTGCAGACATGGCCGGAAACATCCCTCGCACGCGCACCTTGACAAAATCACTGTCAATCCCATAGTCGTCAATCCACTGCTGGATTTGCTGCTTGTTGGTGAATTTACTTGTCCTGGAATCAACCTGCCTCGTAGTCCACCGATGCGCTGTATCGCCCGTAAAACAACCCTTGAACCTGCCGGTGTTCCGGGTAGGGTTTCCGAACACACACCAGATGATCTCGGTCCCCTCATCGGTCAGCGCCCCCTCGGATACTTCCCAGATAACGTCCGGAATGGCGCTTGCCTCATCGAAAACGAGCAAGACCCGCTTGCCCTTGTTGTGCAGCCCGGCAAAGGCCTCCGTGTTGCGCTCGGACCATGCGACCTGGTCGACGCGCCACGTGCGGCCGTGCCCTTCGGATCGGGAAAATATGGCTGTTGCGGTCAGCTCAAAAAATTTATTGGCGTACCAGCAAAGCCGAAACCACTTCGATAATTCGGACCAGGTCTTGGTTTTGAGCTGCGTCTCGGTGTTTGCCGTAACGACGCCCTTCGTGTCCGGGAAGGTTGAGACGGCCCAAAGGACAATCCATGCCACCAGGGCGGATTTCCCGACCCCATGCCCGCTTGCCGTAGCCTCACGAATAATCACGCCGAGGTCCCCGCCTGCTTCGAGCTTAGCGCCAATGCCAATCAGGACCTCACGCTGCCAATCATCAGGGCCGTCGTATTCGGCCAGCTCCCCTTGACCCCATCGGAACGAATAGAGCACCCAGCCAAGGGGATCATGACAAAATCGGTTTAGATCGGCTGCGAGTTCTTTAGCCAGATTTGTTTCGATTTCGGGCCTCCAGGAGGAGTTGTGCGAGGTCGTCGTCCACCCCGATTTTCGCATCGATCTCTTTTGGCAACAGGCTTACTGCCACTTTTAAAACTCCCAGTTTAGATTCCAGCGCGGCCCCGGTGCAGAGCCGTTTTATTCCCAGGGCTTCGATACCACTTAAAATCTCGTGCCGTATCTTAGTGTATTTATTGGGAGTTCCCTTTTGGCGACCTCCCGTCTTTTTGCCTTTCATGGCGATCTAAAACCATCTACTTTAGATAGTTGCGACCCCGGCACCTTCTTGTGCGCCGGGGTCCATAAATTGAGGAGGAAACTACGCGGAGATTATACGGCTGGAAAAATAGAAAAATCGTATTTCGTCGCTACTGGACGCTAAACCACCCCTAAACCGTTAAGTATTGCCTTGACAGCCCTTTATTTGCCCCTTGCGCCATTCATCAACTAATGCGCGATCGCTTTCCCACACGTCATTGATTTTGCGCATAGGAAAGGCTAGATTCCGATGCCACCCCAGGATCACCTCCCACGACCTCTGACAATAGCCAGATATCGCTTTCCTCCCCGAAAGTACCGTTGATTCCCCCAATTTTCCCCCCCTCCTCTGCCGCCCTTACTCTCCAATAGAATCCGGACGATGCGCCCCTTCCGGATCCCCGGGTTGACCTCCCCGGGCCCCCTGCTGAGTCAGTGCTGCTGCCTGCCGTTTTTGCGGCGCGGCCAGCAACGCTTCACGCTCCGCAGGCGTCATCCTCCGAAGTTGACTGACATCCCAGACCGCCCCGCAGGTGAGGCACCGCTGCAGCGGCGCGGTGCCAGTCTCCTCTTTGCCCGTGCCGCTCGCCACCGGACCCAGTTGAAAAAACCGGTGCGCCTCCCCAAAAACGGCGCCGGTACAATTCGGACAATGCAAGGAATCGAGTATCTCCATGTTTGAGACCTGCACCAGCCGCATTTCCTGCCGGATCCCAGCGTCCTGCCGCACGCCCGCTGCTTTCGCGTATTGACCGTTCCCCATTTATTTATCCTCCGTCCCGTTGTCTCTCGCCCTCTCTAATACCAGGGCCTCGAGTAAATGCAGATAATTGATCGAATCAGTAATCTTCTCATCCCAGCGGTGCAGACTTTCTTCTCCCCTGTCGATAAAATCGTAGAGAGCGATCACGTGTTTTGCCATCAAACCGCCAAGCGCGGCCTCCGGGCTGCAGCCCTGGAGCGCCGCAGCCTTTTTGAAATTGGACAAACGGTCCTGGCCGGGCGCGTATTCGTCCGCTTTGGCTTCTAGGACCCTCCGGCAAAACTCCTGACGCTGTCGCACCAGCTTCTCAAAATCTTCCTTCACAGAAAATCCTCCTGGGTGCATATTCAACCGCCGATCTCTCAAATGCCACCGCCCGCATCTCCTCCCACTGCTCGGAGTACTCCGCCTCCAGGTCCTCCGTTGGCAGCAAATACCCCCGTGCCGCCGCGGCTGCCCGAGTCAACCCGTGGGTCATCTGACGGCCGAGCGCGCAGCACTCCCCGCACGGCGCCAGGCGTACCGTCAAAATATCCGCCTGCCGCTCGAACACCCGGAACCAGCCGTCCCGGCAGTAAGGATTTTTGCACAGCCCTCGAAACGACCAGTCCGGGGGCTGCCTGTCCGGATAGGCCTCGTAGTAGCGCCACAGCCACGCCCGCAGCACTCGGTGGAACTTATCCGGGAACCGGTCGCTCGAATCCAAGATCTTTTCGAACATCCAATCCGCTGCGGCGCCGGGTATCTTTTCCCCAATCTGTTCGTGCAAAAATCTCACGACCTCCCCGTACTGCTCGCTCCGTT